TGGCGCTTTAAGCCAAGGAGGCACGCAGGACCGCGCCTTTCCCGGCCTACTCCAACAGCGAGGGCCACTTCTACATGCAGGGCGTCAAGCTCAAGGCGGCCATTCCCGGCCGCAGCCGGTGGGGTGGCAACGGCCTGTTCCTCGTGTTCGAGAGCAAGCGCGAGGAAGGCGAGGTCGACTGGTACGAGACCGCCCTGCTGATCGTGATCGAGACAATCGAGTACGTGATCGATTCCGGCGCGCCCGACGAGTTCAGCCTTTACTGGAGCGCCTGATGGTCATCAAAGCCAAACGCCCGCCCGGGATGGGCGTCGAGATCGACCTCTCCGGCTCCCAAGGCAATGCCTTCTACCTGCTCGGCACGGCCAAGCAACTGGCGTTTGCCCTGTCGCTTGACCCCGAGCCGATCCTCAAGGAGATGCAGGCCGGCGACTACGAGCATCTGATCGCCACCTTCGACCGCCACTTCGGCGACTTTGTGACGCTGTATCGGGGGGACGCATGACGGTTCAACCTTGCACCCGATGGGTCGTCGTGTTCGCGCACGACGGCCAGCCGGTCGAGGGGTGGATGTACGTCCACAAGCACAAGGCCGAGCAGCAGGCGGCGAAAGCCGCTCCGGGCAAGTTCCGCGTCGAGCAGGTCTGCATCGTGCCCAAGGCGCTGATGGACCACCTGCTGCAAGGGGCGTCCGCATGATGCCGCGCATCTCTCTGGTCGCCTACGAGGACCGCAACCCGGCGTTCCTCTTTGTGGCGGTCCCGAACCTGCGCGGCCGCTACGTCCGCACCGACAAGTGCGTGGCGTTCGTCGGTTGCCCCGACTGCCACTCGACCGTTGGCGAGCCTTGCAAGGCTGCCGGCGGCGATGGCTACGGCGGCACCACACACTTCAAGCGGCGTCTTGCCGCTCGGAGTTTCTGGGGCCATCAGGCCCATGACGTAATTGAGCAGGCTCCTGCGGTGCAGCACCTGCCGTCTGAGGACACCGAAGGAGGTGAACAATGAACACACAACCCGAAGCCTTGCGTCTGGCTGATGAGCTTGCGAGATGTTGGGCTGACCCCGGACTACAACTGAAATCCGCCGCTGAACTGCGCCGCCTGCACGCGCTTAATGCCGAACTGATCGGGGTGCTTAAAGCGTTTTCTGACTACGTGCGCGACGAGCAACACTCAACCGATGGCGCGGTCACTTACAGCACGACTACCATCAATCACTGGGCATTCCTTGCTCGCGACGCTGTCGCCAAGGCAGCCAAGGAGGCCGCATGAGCGAGAACTCCCTCGTTGAAATCCGGCCGACCTCGGCACTTGAGGTGTTCACCACCCCCGAGAAGATCGAGGCCGTGCTGGCCCGGGTGGACAAGCTGGCCCGCCAGCAGATCGCCACCGACGTTTCCACGGCCAAGGGCCGCAAGGAAATCGCGTCGCTGGCCTACAAGGTCGCGCAGACCAAGACCTACATCGACACGGTCGGCAAGGAACTGGTCGCCGACATGAAGGAACTGCCCAAGAAGATCGACGAGTCCCGTCGCATCTTCCGGGACCGGCTCGACGCCCTGCGCGACGAACTGCGCGCCCCGCTCGATGCGTGGGAGGCGGAGCAGGAGCGCATCGCCAAGGAGAAGGCGGAGGCCGAGGCGGCCGCCAAGGCCCGGGCCGATCGCATCGAACACGACATTCGGACCTTCATGCAAGCGCCCCAGATCGCGTTCGGCGGCCCGTCCAGCGTGATCGAGGCGCACCTCAAGAACATCGAGCGGATCAAGCCCGAGCCGGAGGGCTTTGACGACCGGTTCGCGGAGGCGCTGCGCATCTGGACGGCCTCTTTCGACTCGCTGACGTTGATGCTGGCGCAGTGCAAGGAGCGCGAGCGGTTCGAGCAGGACCAGCGCGACCGGCGCATCGCGGCCGAGGCCGAGGAGCGCGCACGCAAGGCGGCCGAGCAGCAGGTGATCGACGCACGGCTGGCGCAGGAGCGCGCCGAGCGGGAGAGGGCCGAGGCGGAGCAACGAGCCGCACAGGCGGCCACACAGGCCGCACAGCGCGAGCGTGAGCGCATCGAGGCGGAGCAGCGCCAGCAGGCCGCCGAAGCGCAACGTCGCGCCGCCGACGTCGAGAACCGCAAGGCCAAGAACAACGCGGCCCTCGCCGACCTCGTGCAAGTGTGCGGTTTGAGCAACGAAGTCGCAAAGACGGTGATTGTTGCCATCGCCAGCGGAAAAGTCGCCAACATCCAAATCCTCTACTGAAAGGCAACCTCACCATGAACTTTTGGCCCGACACCAACATCCCCAAGAGCCAGAACAACGCGTTCAACTGGCGCGGCGCGAAGCCCAGCGCGGCGGTGCTGAACAAGTTTGACCGGGCGAACAACACCAAGCTGATGAAGGGCACGCAGCCCTTGGGCAAGGCGATCACGGTCGGCGCAAACAAGAAGGAGGCGGCCAAATGACCGACTTCCAGAAAGAGGCGCTGGCCGCGTTGAAGCTGGCGGCCAACATCAACCCGTTCGGGTCAGTCGAAAACGCGGAGGCCCGCGATGCCGCCCGCCGAGTGCTTGCCGCGATGGACCGCGAGCCGGCGGCGTGGATCAACTGGTCTGCGCTCACCGGGAAGCCACGTCTTGGATGGGAGTGCGAGAGCGAACTGGCGTCCGAGCCGCTCTATCGTGACCCACCGGCACGCTACTCGGACATCGTGTCCAAGGGCGGCATGGACCCCCGCGATCACAAGCCGTGGTGCGCGTCGCTTTCGACGCTGACCGCCAAGCCCCGACCATGCGACTGCGTGCGCGTGCCGCTGCCTACCACGCCGGGTTCTGCAGCACGTTCTGCAGATTCGGCAGACTCGTTCTGCAAGCCGTCTGCCGACCTTGAGAAAGCAGCACGCATGGCGCTGGAGGCTTTGGAGGTGGCGACCACACCGCTGGCAAAAGACAGGCAGGAAGTCTTGCGGGCACAAGCCGCCCTGCGTCAAGCGCTCAGAAATAGCGTGGAGCAGCCAGCACAGCAGCAGAAGGAAGGGTTTGCATCACCCGGAGGAGGTTACGTGCCTGCAATCCCAAGGCCAATGCCACTTGATTGGAAACTTGTCCCGAGGAAAGCAACGCCAGAAATGCTCAAAGCAATGGATGAATGCGCCCAAGAAGGGTATGACGAACGGCTTTATGCAGGCATGGCGTCATCCGTCTACATGGCCGCTTGGGATGCTTCGCCAGTGCTGGGCACTTTGCCTCCATCAGACAAAGAACGGTCAATGATGGACATGATTGTTGGCAACCTTGTTCGCGAAGGTGTCAACAAGCACCGCGCCCGTGAATTTGCCGAGCATTTCATCAAGCAATGCAACTACACAAACGGGTACTGCACAGGCCGAACCGATCTGCTTGCGGAGCAAAAAGCAGAGCAACCGAAGCCAAGCTGAAGGAGAAGAACAATGGCACTCGGTGACTACATTCTTTGTTGTAAATGCGAAGTCAAGCTGATCTATGACGGCGACAGGGGCCAACGTGAATGGTGGGAAAAACGTTTCGGAAAACCACCAGAGATTGAATGTCCTGACTGCAAAGCACCAGCAAGCAAACCGTGGGTGGGGCTGACGGATGAGGAGATTGCCCGAGTTGTCAGCCTTGCCGGTTTTGCGCCCGATTGGGCTGAGGCAAACATCGCAACTCAAATTGTCCGTGTTTGCCAAGACATTCTGAAGGAGAAGAACACATGAGCAAACTCAAATCATTGACCATCCCAAACCATCACAAGGTGAACGCAAAGGCCATCCTGAATGAAGCTATTGACGAGGAGCCGGACACGGCAATCGTGCTTTGCTTTTGGCTGGATCGCGGGCAGTTCAAGATTAAAACATCTTCCGTGCCAGACCGATTGATGCTGATTGGGGCGCTGGAGGAGGCAAAGAACAAAATCATTATGGATGGGTACGCGCCATGAAAGACTGGATCAAAGAACTGTGCCCCGAGATTGCTGAGTGGCAAGCGGAGCTGATCGCAGAGCACGCCGACAAGCTGTACGAGGCGGGCTGGAACAGCGCGCTGGAGATGGCCGCGTTCAAACTGCAACACGACTTCAAACGGTCGTTTGGCGAGGATACGTTGGCAAGCATTGCCGTCTACATCAAGGAGATGAAGAAGTGAGTAAAGTCGAATTCAAAGTAACCCCACGCCGAGCGCGCAAGGTCAACGCCATGTCTTTCGCGCACCTCATGCGCCTGCTCATGGAGGGCACCCGAACTTCTCGGGAACTTGCTGCTGAGACTGGCTTGCATCCGCTGACCGTCTACGACTACACTGCGTATCTGCGCAAGTACCATGTCGTGCACATCTGCACTTGGGAGGGTGAGGGGCGCAGCGCGCAGCGCGTGTTCATGCTGGGCGATCTGCCCGATGCCCCTCGACCCAAGAAGTCCCGCAAGCAAATCCATGACGAGTACCGCGCACGCAAGAGCATGCAGAACGTCCTCAAACGAATGGCAGGAACAACCGATGAGAACAGGCGCGATCAGCAAGATACGGACGCTGTTACGGAGCAAGCCTGATGGGCTCTCTGTCCGAGAAGTTGCCGAGATCGTCGGGTGCGAGGAAGCGAACACAGGGCGCTACCTCCGCCAAATGCCTGACGCCTACATCGACCGCTGGGACTGGCTCTACAACCACAACGGGCACAAGTATTGGTACGCCGTGTGGTGCGTTGTCCAAGTCCCAGACGATTGCCCTCATCCAACAAGGAAAGTGGTGGCCGTTCGACCGGGTAGACCCCGCGATCTTGCAAGAGATGCACCGTCGAGCCGTGCGCGGGAACACAACGACTGACGAAACAGAGGACGCATTATGGTGAACGACGACAAAAAAGCTGACGACATCCAAGTGGGTGGCCAGCACTACAAAGACATGGGCATCCAGCCTTGGGCCGTGATGGAAGCCGTGCTCACACACGAGGAGTTCGTTGGATTCCTCAAGGGCAACGTGATTAAGTACGCCATGCGCCAAGGCAAGAAGGACAGTGACGACGCGAACAAGGCCCGTCACTACGCGCTCAAGCTGACCGAATTACAGAACATGAACGGCTGAGATCGTGGTTGACCAACGCCTGCAAGCCCGGTAGATGCGAACAGGTTTTGGCAGTGTGGGGTTCTCGGCCCGTAGTTTTATCCCCACACTATCTCCATGCAGCGGCGGGGGCGCTGAATCTACCCATCCCCCATCTTTTACAGGAGCACCCAGTGGCGGCAACACCAGAAGCAAAAGTCAAGAAACAGATCAGGGCCATGCTCGACGCGCATGGCGTGTACTACGCGATGCCAATCGGTAGTGGGTTTGGCAACAGCGGCGTCCCTGACTTCCTGTGCTGCGTCAAAGGGCGCTTCCTTGCCATCGAGGCCAAGGCCAACGGCGGCAAGCCCACTGCACTACAACTCGCAAATTTGGAGAAGATAACCACATGTCAAGGTATCTCGCGCGTGATCGACGAGCACTCGCTGCTCGAACTCAAAAACTTGTTGGCGGACTTAACCTCAGAGGATTGACCATGAACCCCGAACTGCTGCGGCAATGTGAAGCCGCTATGGAAAAAGACATTGCGGACATGACCGATGAAGAAAAGGAACACTTCATCCAGTTGCTGCCGCTCATCACGAACTGCTACCGCAAGGGGAGCAAGATGCGCGGCGTGCTGTTGCTGTCGGACGAGACGCAAGGCGCGATGGTGACGATCAACTGCGACAACTTTGAGGCCATGGGCGTCATCCACACGGTCGCCCCCATCATGCAGGAACGTACTATGCAGAACATGCCCACACCGGAGTTTATGAATTGAACAACGTGCACGCACTCCCCGGCGTTACTGCGCCGACATCGGAACCAAACCAAGCGCTGATCGCGGCTATTGAGGACATTTTGCTAAGTGCCAAGTCTGGTGAACTCCAGTCTCTTTTTGCAACTGGTTTCAGAGCGGATGGCCTTCGCATGTCTTGCATGTTCCCGCACAGCAACGTGTACGAAGTGGTGGGCTCGATTGAGTGGCTGAAACACCAATACATCAACACCATGACGGAGCCGCTATGAGCGAAAAACGTGAGTACTTGTGGGACATTTTCAAAAACATAGAGCAGTCCCCACAATTGGTAGAAGCGGCACTTCTTTTCTACCACTCGGAAATACCTGTTGAGCAGGCACGCGGGTATCTTTCAATACTTGAAAACAAAATCAAAGCGAGTAAAAATGAGCGCACCATTTGACCGCATCCTCACCGTTGACTTCGAGACGCGCTGGGACAGCGCAGAGTACACACTGTCGAAGATGACCACGGAGGAATACATCCGTGACCCGCGCTTCAAGGCGTTCGGCTGCTGCTTCCATGAGCTTGGCAGTGACGAGCCGGTCGTGTGGGTGGGCCACCGCCACCTGCCAAAATACTTCGACAGCATCGACTGGAGCCGCACTGCTGTGCTGGCGCACAATGCCCAGTTCGATGTCGCCATCATGTCGTGGCGCTACGGCGTCAAGCCTGCCTTCATCTTCGACTCGCTGTCCATGGCGCGGGCCGTGCGTGGGGTGGAGGTGGGCAACTCGCTGGCAAAGCTGGCCAAGGAGTTCGAGCTGCCCGAGAAGGGGCGTGCTGTGCACAGCACGGACGGACTGCAAGAGCTCAACGGCACCATCGAGCGCGAGCTGGCCGAGTATTGCAAGCACGATGTGTTCTTGTGTGAAGAAGTTTTCAAGAGATTGAGCGTCGGCTACCCCAAGTCGGAGCTGCGCCTGATCGACATGACGCTGCGGATGTACACAAACCCGCTGCTCGAACTCGACAACGAGATGCTGGAGGACGCGCTGACCGACGAGCGTGAGAAGCGCGAGGGCCTGCTGCGCCGCATCGGTGTGGACGAGGCGGAGCTTGCGTCGAACAAACGCTTTGCGGAAATCCTCGCCAGCTTCGGTGTCAGCGCGCCGATGAAGCGCAGCAAGACCACCGGCAAGCAGACGCTGGCGCTGGCCAAGAACGATGCGCTGTTCCAAGCGCTGCTCCACGGTGACAACGAGGACATCGCTGCACTGTGCGAGGCGCGGCTGAAGGTCAAGTCCACCACCGAACGCACCCGTGCGCAACGTTTCCTCGACATCTCTAAGCGAGGCGCACTGCCCGTCCCCTTGAGCTACTACGGCGCGAAGTCTGGCCGCTGGACGGCATCCAAGGGCTCGGCCATCAACATGCAGAACCTCAAGCGCGGGTCGTTCCTGCGCAAGGCGATCATGGCTCCCGAGGGGCACATGATTGTGGTGGGGGACTTGTCTCAGATCGAGCCGCGTGTGCTGGCGTGGTTGTCCGACTATGAGGACATGCTGCTGATCTTCCGTCAGGGCGGCGACCCCTACGCTGCGTTCGGCTCGCAGATGTTCAACATCCCGGGCATGACCAAGGACTCGCACCCTGACCTGCGCCAGTCTGCGAAGAGCGCGTTGCTTGGTTGCTTTGGTGCGGACACGCTTGTCTTGACAAACCGTGGTTGGCTACCTATAGTACAGGTGCAGGCTACGGATACGGTCTGGGATGGAGAGGAGTGGGTATGTCATCAAGGCGTAGTGCCGCAGGGCGAGAAGGAAGTAGTGACGGGGTTGGGGGTCAGCGCAACTTTGGACCACGAAATCCTGACGGAACATGGATGGGTGGAGTGGGGCGCGGTCCTAGCAAGAGGTACCCTTTTGAGGTCGGCGCTGTCATTGGCGAGCTTACCTGTCTCCGCTGGGACCGCAAGGCAACTGGTGGATTCCATCCTGTTATGCAGTGCTCCTGCGGGTGGTCGGGGTTCGTCGACCGTTATAACGTTGTTGCAGGGCGCACTACACGCTGCAATGCCTGCGCTAAAAGAAAGGCTGTCGAAACTCGATGGGAACGAAAAGGGTACTTCGCTGTCTGCCCTGATCGACGGCATCGTGAGCGACTGCTGGACCGCATTAGTGCCATCATCGTCAGATGCACAAACCCGAACAGTTCCGTGTACCCCGACTATGGAGGGCGTGGAATTACGGTTCACCCAGAATGGCTTGCGGACCGCGTTGCGTTCTTACGCTACCTCATTCGGCTTGATGGGTGGGACGCCCCTGAGCTTCAACTGGATCGAATCGACAATCAGCGGGGGTACGAGCCGGGAAACCTGCGCTTCGTCACACGCAGCGTCAACATGTCCAACAAGCGGCGCATCACAGCCAGAGATGTGGAAGCCCTTCGGCAGCGTATTGCAGTACTCGAAGCAGAGAATGCAGACCTACGACATCGCTTACGCAGGGCCAAGAAATAGATACACCGTACTCACCGAGCGCGGTCCTATCATCGTCCACAACTGCGGGTACGGGCTGGGGTGGGCGGCGTTTGCTGCACAACTTCTTGTGGGCTTCCTCGGTGCCCCGCCTGTGCGCTACGACAAAGCGTTTGCCAAGAAGCTGGGCGTCAACTCGATCTACATCCAGAAGTTCTTGGACAACCCGGACAACTACAAGAAGCTGCTGGAGATACCGCACACCTGCACCCTTGAGGAGCTGCTGATCCACTGCGTTGCGGCCAAGAAGATCATCGACATCTACCGCTCGACGGCGTGGCCGGTGGTGGCCTTCTGGGACTTGATGGGCAGCATGCTGACCAGAGCCCTTGCAGGCGGCGAGGAGGTGGTGTATAAATGTCTCACCTTCCGCAAGGGGGAGATCGAGCTGCCCAACGGCATGCGTCTGCTGTACCCTGATCTACGTCAGGTCAAGGACGAGGAGACCGGCCAGTTGCAGTGGGTGTACGGCGAGGATGCCACCAAGCTGTACCCGGGCAAGATCACCAACAACGTGACGCAGGCGCTGGCCCGCATCGTGATGACGGATGGGATGCTGCGAGTGGACAAGAGATTGCCAGTTGCAGGGACGGTGCACGACGAGCTGATCGCCATTGCACCGCAGGAGGAAGCTGAGGACGCGAAGACTTGGGTCTTGGCGCAGATGACGCTGCCTCCGAAGTACATGCCGGGGATTCCTCTGGCCGCTGACGGTGGCGTTCACCGTAGATACGGTCTCGCAAAGAACTGAACATGTTTGACCAGATCATTGATTACGCAATGCCTTTGATGAAAGCCGAGTCGGCGCTGAAGGACGCTTACAGCCACCTTCTCCACAACGAATTTGAGAAAGCCTCCGTTGAGCTCATCAACGCAATCGTCGAAACCAAGATGGCCATCAACGCCGTCAATCACCTGAAGGAGAACAACCATGCAGCTACCCTCAACCATCAAGGTGGGTAAACGAAGCTACACCGTCAAGCAACCCCTTGCCATGCGCGGCGCAGCGCAGCGCGGCCTGATCGAGTACAGCAAGACCATCATCTCTGTCGCGCAATACTGCAACGTCACGAACCGCAAGTATCCGCCGAAGGAGCGCGGGGAAATCTTCTGGCACGAGCTGACGCACGCCATCTTGGCCGACATGAACAGTCCGCTCTACGACAACGAGGAGTTTGTGGAGGCGTTCTCAAAGAGGCTCAACGATGCAATCCACTCAGCCCGCTTCAACGCTTGACGACGACTCCATCCTCGCCTTGCTGCGCTTTGCAAACTGGGAGGTGCTGCAAGACCCGGAAGACCTTGAGTGGTACATCCGACCGCCGTCAGAAGCGTACATTGGCTGCTCAGTGTTTGCCAATCTGCAAGACGCCCTCGACTACTTCTGTTTGTATCAACGCCTCTACAAAAAATGAAAAAACCCGCTTGGTCACACTCATCGCTCAAAGATTTCGAGGGCTGCGCTCGACGCTACCACGAGGTCAAGGTGCTCAAGAAGTACCCCTTCCAAGAGACCGACGCCACGCGCTACGGCAATCAGGTGCACGAGTCGCTTGAGTTGTACGTTCGTGATGGCAAGCCCATCCCGCCCGAGCACGCGCAGTTCAAGGGCGTGGTGGACAGCCTGCTCAAGAAGCCCGGGCGCAAGCTGGCCGAGTATGAGATGGCGCTGACTGCCGACCTCAAGCCTGTTGGGTGGAAAGACCCCAGCGTCTGGGTGCGCGGCATTGCTGACTTGCTGATCGTTGATGACGACAACTTCACGGCGTGGGTCATTGACTACAAGACCGGCAACGACAAGTACCCTGACCGAGACCAGCTCGTCCTGATGTCGATCATGGTGTTTGAACACTTCCCGCACATCCGCAAGGTCAACAGCGCGCTGCTGTTCATCGTCAAGAACAGCATGGTCAAGATGCAGATGATGCGCGATGCCAAGGACGCGGCGTGGTGGCGCTACCGTGAGCGCACGGCCATGCTGGAGAACTGTTTTGCCACCGACGTGTGGAACCCCAACCAAACCCCGCTCTGCAAATGGTGCCAAGTCACCGGCTGCGAGTTCAACCCCAAGCACTGAGGAGCACACCATGCCCTACGCCAACATGAAAGACCGGGACACCTACCCCGCATACGACCAGAAGCCCGAGGTCAAGAAGCGCCGTGCGGCACGCAACAAAGCCCGCGCCATGCTCATGCGCGAGGGCGTGGTCAAGAAGGGTGACGGCAAAGACGTTGACCACAAGAAGCCGCTGTCCAAGGGCGGCACCACCACGCGCAGCAACCTGCGGGTCAAGAGCGCCAGCGCCAACCGCACGTATGACCGCAACAAAGACCATTCGGTGAAGTGATGTCTATCATTGCCACAAACACATTTGCGAATCAGCCCTATACCGCACTCGGCGCAGCTAATACCGCGCTGGCACAGTCCTCGCTTCAGGTCAAAGAGCCAGCATTTACGCTGCGCGAGCTGGAGATGGAAGTTTTTAACATACCGGTGCACACGCTCACAAACTTGTGGCTGGCAAAGTACGGCAACGAGTGGGTGGCGCTGGCTGACTTGCACGACGACGAGTTTTTCCACTACGCATACGCACGGCTGCGATCACTTGGTCAGCTTGAGACACACTTCCTGACCGACCGCGCCAAATACGTTTGCAGAAAGCCCCTGTAATGCAGATCGTTGAGAACAAAGCGCTGATCCTGCGGACACGCAACCCGCACAAATACAGCGTGATACCCAAGCACAAAGTGCTGTCAGAGAGCAATGGCACGTATGAGATCGCCGTCTACTGGGGTCTCGACGAGGCGCGAGTTCTGCGCAACCTTGGCGTCAAGCATGCGCCATCGCCAATCACCAAGCGGTACGACTGGCCCGGCAGGTTCACGCCGATGCAGCACCAAGTGGAGACCGCCAGTTTCCTCACGCTGTATCGCAGAGCCTTCTGCTTCAACGACCCGGGCACCGGCAAGACGCTCAGCGCCTTGTGGGCAGCGGACTACCTGATAAAGCGTGGAGATGTGCGGCGTGTGCTGATCCTGTGCCCGCTGTCGATCATGAAGTCGGCGTGGATGGATGACCTCAACCAGAGCATCATCCACCGCTCAGCGGTCGTGTGTCACCACGCCAAGGCCTCCCGGCGCATCGAGATGATCCAGCAGGACTACGAGTTCGTCATCGCCAATTACGACGGCCTGCCGCTGATCGCTCCCGAGATCATCAACGATGGGCGTTTCGATCTGGTCATCGTCGACGAGGCAAACGCATACAAGAACCCAAGCACACGGCGCTGGAAGGCGCTGGCCAGCATCATCAAGCCGACGACCTACCTGTGGATGATGACGGGCACCCCGGCCTCGCAGTCGCCTGTGGATGCGTATGGCCTTGCCAAGCTGGTCAACCCCAACGGCGTGCCCAAGTTCTTCACAGCGTGGCGCGACAAGGTGATGAACAAGGTCACCATGTTCAAGTGGGCCCCCAAGACGGACGCCACGGCCACCGTGTTCTCGGCACTTCAACCAGCAATACGTTTCACAAAAGCACAGTGCCTTGACCTGCCGCCTGTCGTGACGGTGACACGCGAGGTGCCGATGACGCCGCAGCAGAACAAGTACTACAAGATGCTCAAGGAGCAGTTGCTGGTGCGGGCTGCTGGCGAGACGATCAGTGCCGTGAACGCGGGCGTTGCGGTGAACAAGCTGCTGCAAATTTCCTGCGGTGCGGCCTACACGGACGACAAGGAGGTGGTGGAGTTCGACGCTGCCCCGCGCCTTGGCGTTCTCGACGAGATTCTGGAGGAGACCAGCCGCAAGGTCATCATCTTCGCGCTGTTCCGCTCCAGCATCGACACCATCTTGCTGCACCTGCAAAAGCAAGGCGTAGTGGCCGACGCCATCCATGGCGATGTCTCCGCAACAAAGCGTGCCAAGATCATCTCGGACTTCCAGACGCAGCCCAACCCTCGGGTGCTGGTCATGCAGCCGCAGGCAACCGCCCACGGCATCACGCTGACCGCTGCCGACACGGTGGTGTTCTACGGCCCGCTCATGAGCGTGGAGCAATACACCCAGTGCATTGCGCGAGCTGACCGCAAGGGGCAGGACTCGGACAAAGTGACGGTTGTGCACATCGAGTCGAGCCCCATCGAGCGCAAGCTGTTCAAGGCCATGAGTACGAAAGTCAGCGACCACGCGCTGCTCGTCGGCCTGTTCGACAACGAGGTGAAAAATTCTTGAAGAAAGGAGTTGCAATCCCAAAAATTCGCAGTAAGATGTCCAACCCTAGACAGCAACGGAGAGCCTAGATGACCAACGAACTGGACGACGAGCCGGTACAAGAAGATACCGAGCAGTCGCAAAAGCAAGATATGGCCGCGATCCCCATGGATAAGCTGGCCAAGGTATACCGCAAGATGCAGACGCGCATCCAAGAGTTGACCGCAGAGTACGACTCGAAGATCGAAGACATCAAGCGGCAGCAAGACGCCGTTAAGAACGCGCTCAAAGATCAGATGCTCGTCATGGGTGTCAGCTCTGTGCGTACCGACAACGGCACGGTGGTACTCTCGACCAAGACGAGATACCACACACAAGACTGGGACTCTTTCAAGGAGTTCGTCAAAGACCACGACGCCATCGACTTGTTGGAGAAGCGTATTGCGCAGTCCAACATGGCGCAGTTTCTTGATGAGAACCCCGGCGTAGTGCCCCCCGGTCTGAACTCCAACACGGAATACGCCATTTCCGTTCGCAAAGTAAAGTAACCCAAGGAGAAAATCATGAGCAATGTAGCTCTGTTCAACCCTGCCCAAGTCCCTGATTTCGTCAAGCGCCGGGGCGGTCTGTCTGAAGTTGCCAAAGCGCTGGCTGGCGGTGCTGGTGGCGGCAAGCGCATCAGCATCAAGGGCGGCGTGTTCCGCCTCATCAACGGTGGCAAAGAAGTTGCAGCCATCGACGAGCGCCATCTGGACGTGGTGATCGTGAACGCCGCGCCCACCGTGAACCGCGTGTTCTACCTCAAGAAGTACGATGGTGAGGCTGCTCCCAGCGCCCCCGACTGCTGGTCGGCTGACGGCGAGACCCCGAGCCCGGACAGCGCCCACAAGCAGGCCAGCCGTTGCAGCGAGTGCCCGCAGAACATCGCCGGGTCGGGCCAAGGCAACAGCCGTGCCTGCCGCTACCAGCAACGTGTTGCTGTGGTGCTGGCCAACGATGTCGAGGGTGACGTGCTCCAGTTGGCACTGCCCGCCACGTCGATCTTCGGCAAGGAAGAAGGCGACAACCGCCCGCTCAAGGCCTACGCCTCGTGGCTGGCCGCGCAGAACATCGACCCCACCGATGTTGTCACCCGCATGCGCTTCGACACCAAGGCCGAGAGCCCGAAGCTGTTCTTCAAGGCCATGCGCTTCCTGACCGACGAGGAGTATGAGACCGCGCAGACCCAAGGCAAGAGCGACGACGCCATCAAGGCGATCACCATGACGGTGGCCAAGATGGACAACGTGTCGGCTCCGGCACCGGTGGAAATCCCCGGCAAGCGCCCGACCAAGGCTGTGCAGGAGGAGGCTGAGGAAGACGAAGCCCCGCCGCCCCCGCCCAAGGCCAAGAAGACCGCCAAGGCCAAAGCTGAGCCCGCGCCTGAGCCGGTCGAGGAAGCCGAGGAGCCGGTCGTGCGCAAGGAAGAAAAGAAGCCTTCCCCGGTGCCGCAGGGCAAGTCCAATCTCGCCGCCATGGTCGACGACTGGGACGACGAGTAAGAAGTTCGGGTCGAAAGCGGATGCTGGCCTCTGTGGGTTCACGGGGGAGCGCACCAGACGCAGCGAGTAGGCCCACCCCTCAATCTAGGAGAAACACATGTACGAAATCGAAAAAGGTATCCCCCTGCCCACCAACACCCGCAACAGCAAGTACCCCTACAAGGACATGCAGGTCG